TACTGTGAATGGAGGAAAAAAAGGAAATAAAGTAACTAATAATGTAAAGAAGAAACACAAAAATACTAAAACAACAAATACAAATAGAAATGAAGAAAATTTAACATTCAGAGCGGATCATATAGAACCAATAACATTAAAGCCCATGCCAATAAAAGAAATCCCAACTACTTGGACAAGGCCGGACCTAAATCTCAGAAATTATATAACATATAAGCCAGATCCAGAACCTGAAACATTAAATATATCGGCGGGTGGTTCAAAAGTAAGAACTAATGACTCTACAAAATTATTTAATAACAACTTTAAGAAGACAAGCACAAAGAAATGTACAACCTGTTAAAAATAACGTTAAATAAACAAGTAATGCTAAATGAAAAATCTATCAACAACAGGTTATAAAAGAAATAGTCCTGACAAAGATAGACCTTATAATGTAATACCTAGCGGGGAGATCACAATGAAAAACGTAGATTTCCCTGTCTACGGTATAGACAATAAAGGCAATTCTAAAGTTATGCAACCTGGCAAAGATTATAGTTTTCCAGGAGATGTTGTTTTAGAGGTACCATTAAGAAAGAATAAAAAAGGAATATATAATAGAATGTTTAAAAAATAATTAAATTAAATAAAAATGGAAAACAAGATTACAAAGGAACAATTAGACAAGATTACAGATCAGCAAAAAGCATTAAATATGATGCTATCTAACATTGGAGTATTAGAATCTCAAAAACACGCGTTATTACATCAGATTGCTGAAGTTAATAAAGAGATTGAGGAGACTAAAGCTGAGCTTGAAAACGAGTATGGTGCTATAAATATTAATCTTGAGGACGGTTCATATACCGAAATTGAGAAAAAAGATGAATAATTGTGGACCAAATTATAAGAAAAATAAGTATTGGTGCAGATTATAAAGACAATGCAATGCATTATTCAGTAGGGCAAGTAGTATATGGGGGTCATGAGATTTCCCATATATTATTTGAGCCAGCTGATAGTTCTTATAGTATCCACATAAAGAAAAATGACGAGGTAATGCCATGGAAAAAGTTTAACATTAATATGGCAGTTGCAATTGAATATGATTTAGAGTACTAATGAGAAGTGTATTTAGTTATTTAGTAAGACCAATAGGTGACCGATATGATAATAAGGTAGCTGTTGGGGATAAGGAACAAATTATCAATACATCGATTGAAAGCTTTAAATCCGTAAACAATCTAGCAGAAGTCGTAGCTGTTCCATTAGCAATAGAAAATACCGACATAAAAGTAGGTGATCTAGTAATTATACATCATAATGTATTTAGAAGATTTTATGATATTAGAGGAAAGCAAAAGAATAGCCGTGCATATCTTATGGAGGATCTATACTTTTGTGAATTGGATCAAATATATTTATATAAGCAAGGTGGCAAATGGAATACTGTTGGTGACCGGTGCTTTGTAAAACCGTTAAAGAATATAGATCATTTTAAGCTAGATAAAGAACAAAGACTTATTGGAATACTAAAATATGACAATAGCTCTTTAAATGAGCTTAAAATCAATCGTGGAGACTTAGTTGGATATAAGCCTTATGGTGAATATGACTTTAACGTTGATGGCGAAAGATTATATTGTATGAAATCAAATGATATTGTAATTAAATATGAATACAAAGGAAACGAAGCAGAGTATAATCCAAGCTGGGCGAAAAGCAGTTGAGGAATTAATTAAGGTTGCAGAGGAAGCTATTATTGGCAGTGATGATGATTTGAGTGCCGATAGATTAAAGAACGCGGCAGCTACAAAGAAACTAGCAATATTTGACGCTTTTGAAATTCTAAACAGAATAGACGAAGAAGAAAAAATGCTTGAAGATAATGGCGTAGAAGATACGCCAGCAAAACAATTTAAAGGATTTGCAGAAGGGAGATCTAGATAATGTATAATCAAGAACTATACTCCGTACTAAATGACTATATAAAACCTACAGTTATTAAAAAAAACAATAGGTTGAAAAAATGGCATTATGGTTACAACAAAGAATACGATGTTGTAGTTATAAGCAAGACAGGTATGATAGATGAGATCTATGAAGTACAAGGTTTAAGAATAGCTTTGCCATTAATAGAGAATGCTTATCAAAGATCAAAGGTTAAAGAAGAACAATATTGGAAGCAATTTGATATTCCAAAAGAAATAATAAAAATAAAGAGTGTATTTGAATGGAACAAAAATTCAGATGCGTTTAAAGATAAGTGGTATAACTATATAGATAGTGAGTTTAAATGCCGAGAAGAAGGGTTCTCATTCTATAACAATGGTAAACCAACATATATAACGGGTACGCATTATATGTATCTGCAATGGAGTAAGATAGATATTGGCGCTCCTGATTTTAGAGAATCAAACAGGCTATTCTTTATATTTTGGGAAGCTTGCAAAGCGGATTCAAGAAGCTATGGCATGTGTTATTTGAAGAACAGACGTTCTGGATTTTCATTTATGTCATCCGCTGAAACCGTAAATCAAGCCACTATAACGAGTGATGCTAGATTTGGTATACTATCAAAATCAGGGGCTGATGCCAAAAAAATGTTTACAGACAAAGTAGTACCTATATCTGTTAACTACCCTTTTTTCTTCAAACCCATACAAGACGGTATGGATAGACCTAAAACAGAATTATCATATAGGGTTCCAGCTTCTAAGTTTACAAGAAAGAAATTAGATTCTAATGAGAAACTAGCTGAACTTGAGGGTCTTGATACAACAATTGACTGGAAGAATACAGGTGATAACTCTTATGATGGTGAAAAGTTAAGATTACTAGTTCATGATGAGAGTGGTAAATGGGAACGCCCAGACAATATATTAAATAACTGGAGGGTTACTAAAACAACATTAAGACTTGGTAGCAAGGTTATAGGTAAGTGCATGATGGGTTCAACATCAAACGCTCTTGATAAAGGAGGGGAAAATTTTAAAAGACTTTACTATGATTCAGATGTTAAGAAAAGAAACCGCAATGGACAGACTAGTTCAGGATTATATAGTTTGTTCATACCTATGGAATGGTCGTACGAGGGATTCATTGATACTTATGGCATACCTGTCTTCGACACTCCAGAAAAACCGGTAAAAGGTGTTGATGGTAATCTTATAGATTACGGGGTACTAGAACACTGGCAGAATGAAGTTGATGGCTTAAAGAATGATCCAGACGGATTAAACGAATACTATCGACAGTTCCCTAAGACGGAACAGCATGCATTTAGAGACGAAACAAAACAGTCGTTGTTTAATCTTACAAAGATATACGAACAGATAGATTATAACGAGGACTTAAGAAATACAAATATACTAACAAAAGGTAGTTTTCAATGGGAAAACGGTATACTAGATTCTAGGGTTATATTCCATCCTAATAAAGATGGTAGGTTCTTAGTCTCATGGATACCACCTAAACATTTGCAAAACCACGTAATAGTAAAGGATGGGCTTAAATACCCGGGCAACGAGCAGTGTGGTGCATTTGGTTGTGATAGTTATGATATATCAGGAACAGTAGACGTAAGAGCATCTAATGGATCCTTATCAGGATTAACTAAGTTTTCAATGGAAGACGTACCACCTAACAGATTCTTCCTGGAGTATATAGCTAGGCCACAAACATCTGAGATATTTTTTGAAGAGGTTCTTATGGCAATGGTATTTTACGGAATGCCTATATTAGCTGAGAATAATAAACCAAGATTATTATATCATATAAAAAGAAGGGGATACAGAGGCTACTCTATTAACAGACCAGATAAGGTTTATAATAAGTTATCACCATTCGAGCGTGAGGTTGGTGGAATACCTAACTCATCACAAGATATAATGCAAGCCCATGCGGCTGCAATTGAAACGTACATAGAAAGTTACGTGGGATTAAAAGAACACGGGTATGGCGATATGTATTTTCAAAGAACCTTAGAGGATTGGGCTAGATTCAATATAAACAATAGAACTAAGCATGATGCCTCTATAAGTTCGGGGTTAGCTATAATGGCATGTAACAGGCATTTATACTATCCATCAAATCCATTACAAAAACAAGTAGTGCCATTAAACTTTAAAAGATTTAATAACACAGGTCATAGCTCGCAAATAATAAGATAAATGATTTATACAAATAATAATAGCACATTCCCTAGTCAAGTAGTACCTACTTCTGTAAAGAACAGTTTAGAGTACGGAACATCTGTTGCTAAAGCAATTGAGAACGAATGGTTTAGAGGTAATCGTAATGGAGGAGTTAGCGGGGATAGATGGAGCGCTAATTGGAATCAATTTCATTTACTAAGGTTATACGCTAGAGGAGAACAACCTGTGCAGAAATACAAAGATGAATTATCCGTTAATGGTGATTTGTCTTATTTAAATTTAGATTGGAAACCAATACCTGTACTACCAAAGTTTGTTGATATTGTTGTAAACGGAATATCAAGCAAAAGCTACGAGATAAAAGCATTCGCCCAAGACCCTGTTTCTATAAAGAAAAAAACAGATTACGCCTCAAGCATAGTAAGGGATATGATGGCAAAAGATTTGTTAAGTAATATTAAGAATAAATTGGGGGTGGATTTATTTAACACAACAGATCCTTCTAATTTACCTGAAGACATGGAAGAATTAGAACTTAGATTACAACTAAGCTATAAGGAAGCCATAGAAACAGCAGAAGAAGAAGTTATAAATAATACTCTAGCCAAGAATAAATACGAGTTACTAAATAGAAAAATAAATTACGATTTAGCTGTATTAGGTATAGGAGCAGCTAAAACAAGTTGGAGTAAATCAGGTGGTATTAAATTAGAGTACGTTGATCCTGCTAGCTTGGTATATTCATATACAGAAGACCCTAACTTTGAAGATATATATTATGTTGGAGAAGTTAAAACTGTTAGTTTTGAAGAACTTAGAAAGCAATTTCCAAGTTTAACAGAGGAAGACCTTTTAGAGATTGAAAAATTTCCAGGAGATAGCAATTACAGGAATACCTATTACGCGCAAAGTTATGACTCAAGTAATGTGCAGGTGTTATATTTTGAATATAAAACCTTTATGGATCAAGTGTTTAAAATTAAACAAACTGATTCAGGCTTAGAAAAGGCTATAGAAAAAGATGATGGATTTAATCCACCTGAAAATGACACATTCAAAAGAATCTCTAGATCAATAGAGGTATTATATTCTGGTGTAAAATTATTAGGTAAGAACAAAATGTTAAAGTGGGAAATGAGTGAGTCTATGACACGCCCATTTGCAGATACCACAAAGGTTGAAATGAACTATGCTATATGTGCCCCTAGAATGTATAGGGGCCGAATAGAATCTCTCGTAAGTAGAACTATAAGTTTTGCTGATATGATTCAATTAACGCATTTAAAACTACAACAAGTATTATCTAAGATTGTACCTGATGGAGTATTTGTAGACGTTGATGGCTTAGCGGAAGTAGATCTTGGCAATGGCACTAACTATAATGCTGCGGAAGCACTTAGTATGTATTTCCAAACAGGTAGTATAGTTGGTAGATCAATGAACCAAGATGGAGGTCAGAATGGCGCTAGAATGCCAATACAGGAGTTGCAGTCATCTAATGGTAATGCTAAGATACAATCTCTTATAGCTACATATCAGTATTATTTACAAATGATACGTGATGTCACCGGATTGAATGAAGCAAGAGATGGTAGCACACCGGATCCTAATGCTTTAGTTGGTTTACAAAAATTAGCAGCAGCAAATTCCAATACGGCTACAAGACACATCGTACAATCAAGTTTATATCTAACGTTAAGATTGTGTGAAAATATATCGTTAAAAGCTGCTGAGTCATTAAATTATCCATTAACAGCGAATAGTTTAACAGAAGGTATATCCACATTTAATGTACAAACACTAAGAGAAATATCTAATTTAAATCTTCATGACTTCGGTATCTATTTAGAATTAGAACCAGATGAAGAAGAAAAAGCACAATTAGAACAAAACATTCAAGTAGCATTGCAATCAGGTGGTATAGA